CCCGGAGCTCATGTCCGCGTACAGCGGGCATGCCGACGTCGGGTTCAGCGGGTCCTGGATCCACGCCTGCGACGACGCCACGGTCACCGTCGCCATCACCTGCTCCGACGACCCACCCGTGATCGTCGCCCGGTAGATGGTCGCCACGTTCAGCGGGCACGCGAAGTCCCGGACGAACGTCGACCCGAGGACGCCAGTCACCGTGCCGCCCCGCACCCCGTACCACGTGGCGCCGCCGTCCCACGAGCGGTCAACGACAACCGTGGACGGTGTCACCGTCGACAGGCCCGTCACCGTCACGCCCACCTGCGGCGCGCCCGGATCGGACGTCCGCACCGCCGTCATCGCGCCCATCACCGGCATGTCAGTGCACCCGCCCCTGTGTGGATCGCGTGTTGTCGGACGAGCGGGAGGCGCCAGCGAGCGCGTCGCCAGAGACGATCTGCGCACCCGCGACAACGCGTGTCCCGACCTGTGCGGCCAGGTAGTCGAGGTCGGCGCGGTTGAGCGACGTTGGACCGGTCGCGACGCCGTTCCCGGCCCCGGCGCTCCCGGATATGTTCACGTTCGCCGTACCGGTAGCGGCAAGGTCAGTGGTGAACCCGGCCAGGTACTTGCGCACCGATGGCGCCTCGTCCTGGAAGCCGGAGACGAGNGACTNCATGATCAGCCGCCCGTTCCCGGTCAGGAGCTTCGCGTCGACCGCGGCCGGNCCCTTCCAGTCGGGCAGNAGGTNNGTCAGNTTCCCGAGGAGGTTCTTCACGGCCTCGAACCCGGACTTGATGCCNTTGACCAGGCCNTCGATGATCTTGCGCCCGACGTCCTTGAGCCAGTCCCCGGCNGCGGAGAAGACGTTCAGCACGGTGTCCTTGATGCTGGAGANGATGCTCGCNAGCGNGTTCACNGCGTTCTGCGCCGACTGNGTGATCCCGGACCAGATNGTGACGAACACGCCCTTGATCGCGTCCCACGCGCCNGACCAGTCGCCGCGGATGACGGCCGTGANGGCGCGGATGATGCCGGTGATGACNCCGAGGACGGTCTGGACGATGATCACGAGCGCGTTCCACACCCCGGAGAAGACNGCGGCGAGCGTGTTCCAGATCCCGGACAGGANCGCAGACAGCACGTTCCATGCCCCGGAGATCGTCGCGAGCAGCGGCGGGCCGATCAGGTCCCACGCCGCCTGCACCATGCCCCACAGGAACTTCCAGTACGCGAGGATCAGGTTGATGACCGGCTGCCACACGTTCGTCCAGAAGAACGACACGACCTGGCCGATACGGGAGAATACGGCCGCGACGAGGTCACCCAGGGCTGAGAACAGCGGCGCGACGTACGTCTGGAACCAGGCGACAACGGGTGCTGTCGCGGCCTGGATGGCGGCCCATGTCGCCGCGGCCGCAGCCTGGAGCCACGCCCATGCCGTGCCGAGGAACGTGACGAACGACGCCCAGACCTGATGCCCGAGCGCGGTCTGGGTGAAGAAGTACACCAGCCCCGCAACCAGGGCCGCGACGGCGACGATGATGATGCCGATCGGGTTGGCCGCCAGAACCGCGTTCCATGCGGTCTGGATCGCGATACCGACCCGCACGATGCCACCCCAGGCCGTGAATGCAGTGATGAGGCTCTTGATGACCATGAACGCTTTGAGCGCGACTGCTCCAGCGAGGAGGGCGACGGCAAGCGACGACGTCAGGTCAGCGTTCTGTGTCATCCACTGCGCGGTCGCAGCCAGAGCGGAGATGATCGGCGGAAGGATCGCGGTCGCCAGAGACAGCAGCATCGGCGCAATCGCGGCNANNGCNGTNGCGAGCTGACCGCCGAACCGGTAGGCCAGGTCCGTGACGAGCCCGAGCACGGCCACGATCACAGGCAGCAGCGCCGGAAGCACNGTGTTCGCGAGCATCTGGATGANCGGGACCACNNCCGTGCTGATCACNGTCGCCAGTGCGCCCCCGAGGGTGTTGGCGAGCGACGTGGCGACGTCGACGAGCACCGGGAACAGCGGCGCGAGGTTCTGCAGTGCTCCACCGAGGGAGAAGAACGCGTCACCGAGCGCCGTCTTGAGTTCGGGCGACTGGGTGACCAGCGCCGCGATCGTGCCTAGGAGCAGGCCCATCGGCCCGGAGATCGCCGGAAGCATCTTCCCGATCCCCGGAATCGCGCTGGCGAGCCCGCCGCCGCCGATAGCGGCAATGGCACCGCCAAGCGGCAGCAGGATCGACGACAGCCCGGAGAACGACGACGTCAGCCCGCCCGTGGACTGTACCCATTTGGAGATGCGCGCGGCGACATCGGACACGATCGGGGCGAACTTGTCCGTCAGGGTCGCCACGAGCGGGGTGATCTTCGCCGACACGGCGTCGATCGCCGGGATCGCCTGGTCGAAGATGCCCTTGAGCATCCCCAGGGCCGGNGTNGCCACCACGGCGCCCGTCCGCGACAGTGCCGCCAGGACGTTCGACCANGACGCCTTGAAGGAGTCCGTGGCCTTCGCCGCACCGCCGATGTGAGTCTCGATGGCCGTCTGCAACTGGGCGAAGCTGACGTCACCGCTCGACACCATGTCGCGAACCTCGGACTGGGTCTTGCCGAGAGAGTCCGCCAGCCACGAGAACACCGGCAGACCGCGCTGCTGGAGCTGGAGCAAGTCCTGGGTGTACAGGTGGCTCGAGGACGCGAGTTGGCCCATCACCGGCGACAGGTCACCGAGGGACACGTTCGCCACCGCGGCGAGGTCGGCGGTGTTCCCCAGCGCCCGGGCGAGATCCTGGCCGGGCTTGATGCCGCCCGCGATGAGCTGGGTCGCCAGCGACGCCGCGTCACCGAGCCCGAAAGCGGTCCCCTTCACCGACACGAGCGCAGAGTTCATGACGTCCTGCACCTGGGTAGTGGAGTACCCCAGCGCCTTCATCTTCGCTTGGGCGTTGTCGATCGCCAGCGCCCGGGTGAACCCGCCCTTGAGGGCGAGCCCGCCGAGCAGCGATGTCACCGCGGCCACGCCCGTGCTGATGCCCGTCGCCAGGGAGGAGCCCATCCTCGAGCCGGTGCGCGCCGCGTCACGCTCGACCTCACCGAGAGCGGTACGCGCTCCCGGTGCGATCTTGCTCGTCGAGGGGATGAGCGAGACGTACGCGGTCGCGATCTCGGTTGCCACCGCTCACCCCCAGGTCAGTGATCCCAGCCGAGCCATTCGGCGGCTTCGTCGAGCGTCATCAGGTCCCCGGTCACGTGCTCACCCTCAGGCGCCTCGACACCAGGTCGCGGCAACGGGCTTGGGCGCTTCGCGTTCGGATCGCCACCCCGCTGCCAGTTGCCCATCGCGAGCACGTCGGCGACGTGAGCCAGGAGCAGGTCTGTCAGGGACCACATCGCGTCCGGGTTGCCCTCACGCCACAGCGCGGCGTCCAGGGGCAGGTTGTCGATCAGGTCTGCCAGCACGGTCGGGGTGATGGACCGGTCGGTGAGCGCGGCGTCCAGGTCGATGCCGTAGACGCGGAGCATGTCGGCTCGAAGCGCGCCCCGGTGCTCCCGGACGCGCGCGACGAGCCTTACGAGTTTCCCGCCTTCACCGCCGTGAAGATCTCCCCGATCAGCTCGGACATCGCCGTCGCCGGCACCCGACCGGTCTCTGTGTCGCGCACCAGGGTCTTCGCGGCCTCGTACTGCTCGAGGCCGAGCAGCCTGCGCGTCGCAGACGGCAGGGATGCCCCGGTGGGGTCGTTCAGGTCCTCGATGAGGTCCCAGTCGTCCAACGCTGCCGCCTCGATGACCCAGTCCACGCCGCGCACGGTGGCCGTGATCGACTCGGGGGCCGCGAGGGCGGCTTTGGGCTTGTGGTCCTGCGGTGCCTTGCGCGTGGTGGTCGTCTTGGTGGTCATGCTTCCGCCTCCGGGTCGCCTCCGTGGGTGGTGACCCTGCCGGGCGGGGAGGCGGCTCCACCCGGCAGGGGGTCAGGGCGGGTCAGACGGTCGTCACACCGTCGTCGGTGTAGATGTAGCCGTAGTTGCCTGAGGCGTCCGGCAGGCACGAGATCGTGGACGGGTAGGCGACCGAGTCGTCGTCCTTGAAGGAGATCGTGTCGACCTTCGTGACCTGCGCGTCGGGCAGGACCACCCGGGACCGCTTGGCCCCGTTCTTGAGCTCGAAGACGAGCACGTTGTGGTCCAGCTCGGTGGAGTTGATGACGATGGCCTGCTTGGTCCCCGCCGTCGGGCTGGCGGCGGTCGTGGTGACGTTCGCGGACCCGAACGCCATCTTCGAGGCGTTGGCGTTCAGCGCCTCGATGAAGGTCACCTTGACCTCGACGCCGAACTCGGTCTGGAGCACCAGGACGGTGTCCCCGCCCCACGCCTTCTTCGTCGTCGATGTCCGGTTCGGGGTCAGGTCCACACCGTTGTCCCCGAGGTACCCGAGCGGCAGGAACGCCACGTTGAGCGCCGTCACCTCGTCGGTGGGCAGTGCGGTGCCGAGCGGCGCCACGAGCGCGCCCCCGGTTGCCAGCGGCTTGCCGGCCATGACCTGCTTTGCGTTGTTCGCCATGTCACTTCTCCTTCGTGCTGGTCTTCGCCGCGCGGAGCGGCTTGGTCACGGTGGCCGGCTGCCACCCCTGCTCGACCCAGGCAGGCGCCTGGTCGTCGGAGACGCTGACGGTGACGTCCGGCAGTGTCGGGTGCGTGAGGATGAGCATCTGGACTCCTAGGTGGCGCTCTGGCGGACGATGACGGTCATCACGTAGCGCGGCGACCCGGACACGGGGTCGGCGGACGCGTACGGGCCGCCAGCCCACCCGTCGGGGCCGTCAGGGACGTGCGTGCCGTCGTCGAGGTCCATCGCGCACAGCAGGGCGTACGTCTGGCGAGACAGCGCCTCGGCAGCGGCGTCCGTAGGCGCCCAGCACTCGACGGTCACGCGAGCGTCCGCCAGGGTCAGGGTCAGCCTGTTCGTGCCCGTCAGCAGCACCCGCACGAATGACGCCGGACGCGAGGCTGGGACGACACGGACCGCCGGGACGCTCAGCAGCGGCGCCAGGTAGGTGACGGTCTGGGCTTCGACGTTCGAGAAGGTGATCGTCGCCATGCCTCAGCCCCCCGCCGCGTCGAGCGCCTTGAGCAGCACGTGGTCCCGGGCCTCGGCGGCTGCGGCCTGGTGGGTGACGGTGATGACGGCCGCTCGACCGCGCACACGCCCACCGGTGCGATATGCCGGCTCAGCCTCGAAGCCTTCCCCGGCGGCCGCAGCGACAGCCTCGGCGCGACGGTTCAGTTCGTCCATGACCTTCGGGTCGGTTCGCAGCTCGCGGAACCCGGCCATGTTCCACTTGATCGTGACGGCCATCGCCTCAGCCCTCCGGGTCGCGGAGCTGGACGACGAGCCCACCTGGGCCGCCGGTGGATGATGCCGGGCGCCAGTCGGCCGGGACGCCGAGCACGGCGAACACCGAGCCGCGCACCCGCAGGCGGTCCGTGGCGACGACATCGGGCCACTGCTCGCGCCAGTAGAGGGTGGGTGCTGTGATGACCGGCGTGCGTCCGACATCGATCGGCTCAGAGGCGGCCGATGATGTGGCGCCACCAGGAGCGAACAGCGCGGGGCCGATCTCCGCCTCGACGTCCGGTCCGTAGATCGGCTGCCCAAACGCGTCGGTCCCGGTCTGGGCGCCGGCGCGGATACGGGTGACGGGGTCCATATCAGATCACCCCGTAGATCGGGTATCCAGCGAGGTCGGCGCCGCACGAGCAGTACAGCGCACCGAGCGTCAGCGAGCAGTAGTCCGCGTGGTAGGTCGTCGTTGCCGACACTGTGTCGATCGCGAATGCCTGACCGGTCTCCTGCGTGGCGCAGACGCCTTGAAGCTGCTCGATCTCCGACGGCCAGAACAGGGACCGACGGGCCTGCGGCTGGATCGTTGCCGAGAAGGGGCCGGTCGTCTGCTGCACGACGGCGCCCGAACCGGCATCGACCCACCGCAGGATTGCACCGCGCAGGACGGCCTTGACGGCGGCGAGTTTCGCCGTCCGCAGCGCCAGCGCGTCGGCGGTCTCATCGATTGGAGCCACGAGCAGGCCGGGAAGGCACGGGGCGCGCAGGGTTGCCGTCGCCTCGGCGTCTTCGATCATCGCGGTCGCCTTCGCCAGCGCGATCACGGCGAACGGTGCCAGGTCGTCAGGAACGATGAAGACGCCCATGTCCCCCTACCTCACTCGTCGACCGGCGCGACCTTGGCGGCGCGTGCCGGCTTCTTCACAGGGGCAGGGGCGGGAGGCGTCGAGCCTCTCCCGACGTGGGACCCGAGCCGGGCCGCCCGTGGTGGCAGGAACCGACCACGACGGCACCGGTGCGGGCGTTGCGCGAGGCGGAGTCACGCGACGACGGTCGACGATCTTCGCGAACGCGGCGAGGTCGGCGATGCCCCACCCGTAGATGACCTCGGCGCGGAACGCCACCTGGTTGTTGCGCTTGAGGTCCCCGCCGCCGTCCGGGTCGCCGTACTCGATCAGCTCGAGGCCGATCTGGCGCTGGATGCCCCAGCGGATCGCGGAGAAGTCCCCCACGATGCCCTTGATCTTCGTGTCCACGGCCAGGACGCTCGTGGCGCCGACCGTCCGGGACACCGACGCGCGGTGCCCGTCGAGCTCGGACACGGCCGTGGAGAGGCGGAAGTTCGGGTAGAGCTTCTGCTCCGAGTTCGTCCCGCGCAGCGTCGAGAACGCCGCCGCCAACGTCGGGTCGATCGCCACGTCCGACGGGACGTACGAACCGGCGAGCACGAGCTCGTCGGCCGCGTCGAGGTACGTGTACGGCTTCGCCGCCGCGATCTCGACCGAGTTCGCCGCCGCGGTGAGCGTCTGCGTCATCGCAGCCACGACGGCGCCACCCGTCGGGTTGATGCCGTGGATGACGCCGAAGTCCAGCGCGCGCGACAGCGCCGGCTGGATCAGGTCGAGGATCTGCTGCACGACGCCGAGCTGGTGGTCCTCGTCGGCGTACATGACCTCGTCGGTCCAGCGCACCGTCTTGTGGAACTTGAACGGCGCGGTCGTGACCGTGGTCGGCGTGATGGTCGAGGCGCCCTTGTTCGCGCCCTGACCGACGTACTCGGCCTCACCGATGTCGAAGGTCATCGACGTGCCGTTCCCGAACTTCATCGGGATCGAGTTGGACAGGGCTGCGACGGTCGAGCCGCCCTGCACCTTGCCCAGCCAGGGGTCGAGCATCTCGTCCGGGAGGGTGAGGCTGCCAGTGTCGAGTGTGGCCATGATGACTTACTCCTTCCGGCCGAACAGCTCCCGAGCGAACTCGGAGAGGGGTGCGGCCTGCAGTTCGGTGGTGCGCCCCTCCAGGGGCACGTGGTTGCCGTTCTTCTTGCGGGCGGTGACCTTGCCAGCCAGGGCTTCCGCCTGGCGGGTGAGGGTCGCCTCGTCGTTGCCGGTGAGGAACAGCTCGGCGTCGGCATCGCTGATGGCGTGCTTGGCCTGGATACGTGCCCGCAAAGACGTCTTGCGCTCTGTCTCCAGGTCGGCCGCCAGAGCGGCGATCTTGTCGTTCGCCTTCTCGAGGTCGTCCTTGCGGGCGGCTTCCGACTCGTCGAACTTCGAGGCCTTGGCCTTCAGGTCGGCGTAGTCCGCGTACTTCGCCTTCTCCCGCGCGACGCGCTCACCGACGATCCGGTTGAGCTCGTCCTGCGATGCGATCGGCTTGAACTCCGGCACCACTGGGGTGATCGGCTCGTCGGGCATCGTCTGTTCCTCCTGGCACCACCCGTTGACCGCCGGGTGTCGGCGTACCCCCGCGAACCGGGGAAGTTCAGGGCGCGACGATCACGCCATCGGTGTACAGATCCGGGTACATGCGCCGCAGGGCCGCGGCGATCGCGTTCGGGTCCCTCGTGTTGCCGACCTCGTCGGCGGCGGCCTGGTAGCGGGCGTACATCGCGTTCGGGTCGTACCCGTCGATGTGCGCCTGCTCCTTGTTCCACTCGGGCACGATCTGACAGTTGCAGTCGTCGTGGTAGTGACTCGGGTCCACCCCGGCCGTCTTCTCCGTGCGGTACACCCATCCGCGCGAGGCCAACATCTCGCAGAACGCGCACGTGTGAGCCCCGCGGGGGACCCGCGCGAACCGCGGGTTGGCCGGGTCGTGCTCGGCGTTGCGGGCCACCGTCATCCGGCCCGCGTAGGTCACATACCGCTGCACCGCACCGTTCAGCAGCGCCAGCACCCCGAGCGGGTTGTCGGTGAACAGGTGACCAGCCGCGTACCGGACCGACCCCACCACCTGATCGGTCGCCGCCACGTCACCCAGGTTCGCCGTGTAGGCACCCGACACGGCGTCGGCCCGCAGCGCCTCATACCATTCCGCCGCCGCCGTCGCCGCGACGTCGCCATACGCCGACGTCAGGCGAGGGACGAAGTCGATCAGCTCGTCGCGGACCATCTCCGGCCTGGTCAGGTCCAACGAACGGACGAACTGCGTCAGGTCGGCCTGTGCCAGTTCCGACGCCTTCGCCTGGGCCCTGCGCAGACGCTCGACGTCCTCGCGCGAGGTCATGGCTTCGCGAGCAGCCGGTCCAGCACGCTCGACGACGTCGCCCGACGGTGCTCTGAGAGCGCCGAGTCGATCTGCTGACTGGTCAGCCCGAGCAGCTCAAGCCCGACCTTCGTGTCGGCCAGCCACGGCACCGACGCGAGCTGCTTCTGCCCGGCGTCCGCCTGCGCCGAGCGCGTCAGGTAGCGCGGGTTGCGCCACTTCGAGTCGATCGTCGCCCACTCGGCCGGGACCGCGTCCAGGCCATTCGCCATCGCGAGCGCACGCATCAGGGACCGGCGCAGCGCCGGCGACCAGTCGTCCGTCGCGCCCTCAGCCTCATGGATCAGCTCATACTGCGACGAGTCGTAGGACTCCGCCGACGTCGGGTTCGCCACGTCGGTGATCGCCAGCGCCGTGTCCGGCAGCGACAGCTCACGGGACATCATCTTCGCGAACGCGTTCAGCGCCGCCAGGTGCGGGGTCGGGTCCGACGCAGGGAACTGCTTCACGTCCGCGCGGGGCTGGGCGGCGTCCTCGTCGTCCGGCAGGCCCTTGATGCGCCCGAGCATCACCTGCCACGTCGGGCGCACGGCACCCGAGGAGTCCTTGAAGATCGACTCGTCGGCGCCAAGCATCCACATCTCGGGGAACGAGAACACGTCCATGTGCCCCTCGAGGCGCAGTACCTCACGCGTCGCCTGGTCTTGCAGGCTCATCACGGGCCGCGAGATCCGCGAGGACCCGAACGGGCGACGCAGGCGCGGCTTGTACGCCATCACCTCGGCCGGCACGCCCCACGGGTGATCCTGCTGGTCGATGTTCCACCCGCCCCGGGTGGTCCCGTCGCGCTCAGCGGAGATCGTCAGGTTCGGCAGGTACAGGGCCAGCGAAGTGACCTTGCCCTTGACGTCGCGCCCCGTCACCGACAGCAGGTTGTCCAGGTGCCGGGTCCGCGGGTTCCACTCCCCAGTGGCGCTCATCGCGTCCCGGAAGTGGATCAGCGCCGGCGGCTCACCCTCGACACCCTTCGTCGTGACGATGAACGTCGTCGCGTGGATCAGCGCCTCGGTGATGCCCTGGTTCGTCTCCGAGCCGAGCATGTTCCCATCCCACACGGCCCGGAGCCCGAGCGAGTCCAGGTCCCCGTCGGGCCACGTGAACCCGTCGAGGTTGCAGCGACGCGCGAGCAGGTCCACGCCCTTCGCGGACCAGCCGAGGACCAGGGCGAGCTTCTGATAGATCGGAGGGATGACCGTGCCGACCATCTTCGCCACACGCCGACCGTCGTAGAACCCGGCCCGCAGGATGTTGCGCTCAGCCTTCGCGTTCAGCTGCGCCAGGGTACGGTCCAGCGCCGCCTGCGCGTCCTGCGAGACCCCCGGCAACACGATCCGCTCGCTCGACCTCGTCACGACAGCACCACCCCCGCCGATGTCCAGATGACCTACCGCGACCTGCGCCAGGATTCCGCTTGCTCGTCCGTGCACCCCACAACGCGAGGCCGATCGCCTCAGTCGGGGTCTCGTCACCGGTGGTCGTCGTCGCCACCCAGCCCCACGCGCCACTCGTGCCGCGAGACTTGCGGTCGCACACGCTCACCGAGTCGTCCAACGCCTGCTGCCCCTCGGTCGCCAGGTGCGTCACCGAACCCTCACGCACCGAGTCCAGGAGCATCGCGCACGAGGTGAAGTAGTCGGCCGACGACGCCACGTGCACCACCCGGGCAGGCACGCCGCGCGTCTTGAGCTCCTGCGCGAGCACGCTCGCCCCGGCCTTGCCGGAGATGACGATCGTCGCCGTGTCCCGCCACCGTTCAGCCAGCCAGTCCGCAAGCCTCGCCACGCCCGCGTCCACCGGACCTGTATGCGCGTCGACGAGCTCGACGTGCACGCCGTCGACATGCTTGCGTGCCCCACCCACAGCGACCCTGGTCCCGTCGAGTGAGAACGCCACACCGAACGACTTCACGCCCTGTGGCGCCTCGGGAACTCCGGTCGATCTCCACTGGTCGGCGGTGATCAGACGCGTGCCGGTCCGCGCCAGGTCATCCCAGATGCCGAGCGCCTCCCGGCGCCACGCGTCGTCGGATTTGAGGTTCTTGCGCATCCGCAGCATCGACTCGTGCGGTGTGCGCGTCGGGTAGGACGGGTTCGCCTTGCGCCACTGGTCCGGGTTGTCCAGCGATGGACCGTCCGGCTTGCCGACGTTCGCGTCCGCCGAGCACTCGATGAAGACCTCATCGCCGGACTCGACGACCGGCCCGAAGTCCACGCCCTTGACGGAGCGCTTGGACGCCAACGCTTCCGCGCGGCGCTCGATGAAGACGTCGCCGGGATCGGTCGGCCGCGGCGGTGTGCCCATGTAGAACAGCAGCGCGCCAGACGGCTGCCGCGACTGGTTCGAGGCCGGCACCATGTCGTCGAGCGCCTTCTGCGTGAGGCGCTGCGCCTCGTCGAAGACGATGACGTCGACCTCGTCGAAGCCGAGCCCGAAGCCCTGCTCGCGTGCACCGAACAGGATCCGCGACCCGTTGCGGAACTCAATCTCCTGCTGACCGTTCGCGGACCGGACCGCCAGCACGTAGGGCGCCACACCCTTGCGCCTGGCGAGGCCCTTGAGTTTGCGGAACGTCTCGTCGGATGTCCTGCTGCGGTGCGCCGTCCAGAGCNCCTTGACGCCCGGCGTGAGGATGCACAGCGCGAAGATGATGCGGCCGACCAGGAACGTCTTCGCGACCTGCCGCGGGATCGACAGCGTGACCCCGCCGATGGTCGCGGCGTACTTCCCGTCGGCGCGCTTTCCGAGAATCGCGCGACCCAGGCCCTGCTGCCACCGGTCGAAGCGGTCGCCCCACTCGGCGCACTTCGCCTCGACCGCCGGCCATCCGGTGGAGACGATCCCGCTCGGGATGACGACGTGCCGGGCTACCTCAGATAGCCGAGGCGTCGAACTCTTCGTCGTCGACGTGACCACTGCGATCCGCCTCCGCCTTCTCCGCCAGGTCGAGCGCCTCGATCTCCTTGGCGAGCAGGACGAGCTGGCGGCTCAAGGCGGCAAGATCGCGTGGTGGGCAGTCATCGCTCGAAACGGTCTTTGCGATCCGGTCTCTGGTCGCCATGAGCAACTCGCGGTGCGTGCCACTCGCAGCCGCCTCGGCGACCGTCTTCGGCCTGGTCGACCTCGGAGGAGCAGGAGCCCCGGCCGGCTTCGCGATGTGCAGGCGCGTGGTGGCTGCCATCTACGTCACCTCCTCAGCGTCATGCGATCCAGCGTCATCCGGATGAACCTCGCCCGGGTGTAGCGCTCGACGCTCAGGCCGTCGAGCGTGCGCTTCCATCCGGGACCCTCGGGGGCCTCGACGAACATGTGCACGCCGGTGCCCGACATCGAGCGTTCGACGAACAGGATCGGCTCGAGGATCGTCGCGGCGAACGCTCGAGCCTGATCGTCGGTCACATGGTCCAGGTCGTAGCAGCCGAGCCCAGATCCGAGCATCACGCCGAAACCGTCGCCCGCGCCGGTGCGAACCTGCGCGTACGTCGACCACGATCGCGGATCGGTCGAGCTCGCCGGGCGACCGCTCGGGCGGATCGGTCGCTTCCCGTCGGCGCGCACCCATCGGCGCCCGGCCGTCATCGCGTCCGGGAGGCGAGACGCCCGGTGCTCCGCCACGCGGCAGCGGGTCGAGCAGAACCGGGCGTCGGCGCGCGCGAGTACGTCGAGATTGGCTCCGCACCTCCCGCACGTCCGCATGCTGGTCAGTCTACCGTAACGGCTACGAGCCGTCTACCTGCACAGACGCTCATCGGCGTCGGGCGCTTCCGGTTCGATTTAGCATCGTCGCAGGTCGGGTGTGTGAAAAAACGCCGGGGAGAGATCGGCACTATGCCTGCGGGAGTGCCCCACCGGGGGGCGAGGGGTCACCCCCCCCCACCGTCACCATCCGGCCGAGGCGATGACCCTGGGGGCCGGAGGTTTTGGGTCCTTGCTGCCGTTGCCTCGTTGCTGGTTGCACCATCTGTGCATCAGTCGTGTGTTGGCCCGCTCGGTCGGGCTGCCGCCTTGCGAGATGGGCACGATCTCGTCGACCTCGGGGGCTCTGGGGTCCAGGTGGTGCAGCGTGCGGTCGAATGGTTCGTCGGGCCATGGGCATGCGGGCCACGGGCAGGTGAGTCGGTCTGCCTGGTGGAGTAGCTCGCCCCTGCGTGTGCGACGCCTGGCGCCGTTGCTGACACGTGGATTCGCTGCCATGGGGACTCCTGCGTGGATACCCTCGTGGGATCGGATCGAGGAGGCGTGATGTCTGGCAAGCCGAAGCGCAAGACGTTGAAGCTGCGTCTGACCAAGGGGGGGGATCGTCGCAAGCATCAGCGGATGCTCGATGACGGGTGGGTGGTCGAGACCGAGGCGCCGTGGTCGTGGGGTGTGGGCGGCAAGATCATCACGTACCGCAAGGACGCGTAGGACCTGACGTGGTGCCCGCCCGTGCGTGGTCTCATCGGCCGCGTGTGGGGTTCGTGTGTGCCGGGTGCTCGCACGGGCGGGAGCTGGTCGCAGCGGTCGCCTAGAAGACCGCCGCTGTCTGTGGGGTATGGCTGGGAGCATCGCTCGACCGGCCGTCAGCGGAGACAGTTCCGCTAGGGCACAGATTACACACACCCGTCAGCGCCCCGCAACCAGGCGTCGTCGCCACTCGGTTTCGGCGTGTCGGACGTCGGTCATGGACACGTACCTGTGCGGTCCGACGCGCACGGATCGGACCTTGCCGCGCTGCGCCCATGTGTAGATCGTGCCGGGCCGCACGCGCGCGTCAGCTGCGGCCTGGTCGACGAGTAGCCATTCCTCACCGGACGGGTCGTTCATCCGATCTTCCTCTCAGCGTCGTCGAGCAGCCCGATGAGCCGCGCGTACTCGACCTCGTGGAACACACGCCCACACTCGGGGTTCGAGCAGGCGATGACCAGTTCGGCGCGCACGTACTGCGGCGGCATGTACGTGAGCGACGCGTGATCGCAGCGCGGGCACAGGGTGTCCTTGACGCGCACGAGGCGCGTCTCAGCGGTAGGCCAGCGCGCCATGGTGGTGGAGACGATGTCGGCGAGCTCGGATCGCATGACACCGGCCCACTCTTGCTCAGAGCACCACGGTAGGAGCGGCAGGAGCCATCTGACGAGTCGCGCGGTGGCTTCGGCGTCGCGGATGCCTGCGACGGTGGCCTTCTGGACGTACGTGCCGTAGGGGCCGGTGCGGATGGTGGTTTCGGTGATCCACACGCCGCGCATGTCGGGTCCGCGCATGACTCGACCGTGGGGGTGTTCCTCGAGGATCAGGTGTGCGTAGGACGCGAGGGTGGCGTGCACGGCGTCTGCGGCGTCGATGGCACCGGACAGCACGTCGGTCTCGGCTGGGTCGCCTTGTGAGCGCCCGTCGCCGGGTGGTGTGCTGCCGNCGTTGGGCTGGGCGATGAAGCGCAGGTGCTTGACGAGTGCGGCTGCGTCGATGACGTCGGCGTGCAGTCGCTGCCAGCACCAGGGGCACAGGTTACCGAACTCGGCCTGGCGGGGCAGGCATCCGCGGCAGGAGTCGATCTTGGCGTCCCTAGTCTCACAGGTCGTGAGGTGTTCGCCGCGAATCGAGCACCCGTAGATGCACGTCTGGTACTTGCTCACTTCGTCTCCAGCCCGTCGAGTGCATCCCGTGCGGTGTAGTACGTGTCCCTGGCGTCGGTGATCTCGTCCCATGGCGGCTCGCTGAGCCATATGCCGATCTTCATACCGAGGCAGTGCAGGCGGGCGGCCATGAGGCGCATCTGCACGTGGAACCGAAACATGTTGGCCGTGATCGTCAGCGTGATGCTCTCGTCGCTCACTTCGTCTCCCGTGGTCGATGGTTACAGCGCTGCTCGTGGTCGGTCGTAAGATCGGGGACGACGAACGGCTGCCCGCACCATCGGCAGCGCCAGGCGTCAGTCACGAGATGCCCTCCTCATTGCGCAGGAACCCGATGCGGTGGGTCTTGTCGAAGTCCTCAGCCGGTCGGCGATCGAGGATGAACGCCCCCTTGGCGTTGACCTCTGGCGCGTGTTCGGGCTCCACGTATGGCTCGTCCTTCTGTGGTCCCGGGTGGCGCTGAATGTCGAGTCCGAGCGTGAGGCGGATTCTCACTTGCCCACCCCAATCGCCACGATCGAATACGTCGCCGCCCAGTCGTGGCAGTGTCCGCAAGCCCCGCACCCACCCATGTCGCTCCTCGTCTTCCGCACACGCCCGGCCTCGCAGATGACCATGTCCATGCGCCGTGAGCATCCGGGGCACCAACCGAACACGCGCCACACGGCGGGACCGTCGCCAGCACACCGGAGACCGTGCTCGAGGAGCTGGCACGGTTGCGCGGGCTCGAAGTCCAGGTCGGTGAGGATATCGGAGTCCGTGAGGGTTGCGGTCATGGTGTCGCCCCATTCTGACCGGTCGGTACAAAGCCCGTGGCGCTGTGAGCCTCGTTCGTTGCGTCCGTGCCGCGTTGTGCCACTCCACCCAATTTCGCCGCGTGAGGCAGTGCGTCGTGCGCCGTGTGCCCAACGTGAGCCGCACGCCACGACGCCAGCAGCACCGGGTCGGGCACACCGGCGATGTACGTACGCCCGCAGACGCACGTCGTCCGGAAGAACGGGCGCATCACGACCGGCGGGCGCGGCACCGGTGCAGCCTCACGGATCGTGCGCGCCGTCATGGTCGCGCCTCGCTCGTGAACTTGATCGCGCGGCCTCTGTCACGGTCACGCTCAAACACAAGATCCGCGATCTGTGACGTCATCGCATCCAGCTCGTGTGCCGCTGCGATGAGCAGGTTCGTCGGGTCGCTGATCGGCGCACCATCCGCCAGGTCACGCAACGGCTGGGAGAGTTCGTGGCGGCCGGTCATTCGTCCGCCTCCCATCCGCAGCGGTCGCACCACGGCTTCTCGCCCCAGTCCCACACTCGAGTCAGGTCGGAGAAGTGAGTCCCGTAGTTATGCCCGGTGAAGACGCAGCGGATACTCAGCAGCCGGCAGAGCGTCCAGGTGCTGATTCGACGCCGGAGCCCGCTCATGTCCGATCCTTCATCCACGCGACCACCGCGGCGGCCTGGTGCTGATTGAACGACTTGAGCCGCACATGCCAGTTGACGTCGAACGATCCCCACTGGCCGCACGAGCACTCGTTCATGCTGCCGGTCGAGTCCTCGTGCGCGTCCAGCACCCCGGCGATCCCGTCCACGTCCGCGAGGGCGTCAATCGCGGCGGTGGCTTCGCACAGGTACTTGTCGCGGACAGGGGCCATCTCCCGTTGCCACGGGATGAGGTCGCTCTGCTCGCAACCCTCGCCGTCGAGGTCGTACAACAGCCGTGCGACCTTCTCCTGGTTGCTCACGAGGACTCCTCACCTTCGCCGCATGGGCAGTCGGTCGTGCACTCCGGTCCGTGGTTGTGGAACGCGTCGTAGCCGCAGAGCGCGTTGAAGCACTCGTCGTCGTAGTACCCGTCGTCAGCCACGGTCGCTCACCTCGACCCACGGGGTGACGTGCCTGACCCATGCTGGACCGCCGTCGGGTGCGACCGAGCGGCGCGTGATGCCGGAGATGTACTCACCATCAGCATTCTCGGGTCCGCGCCACTCCTCAGTGCTCTCCTCGGCCGGGTGGGCGGCGAGGATGGCGTCAGCGTTCGGGTCGGCCATCGACAACAGGGTGTAGCCGGTTCCTCGGCATCGAATGCACGGCTCCCCCCGCCCCTCTGGATCGGTGTACACGCCGTCAACGCACCCGTCGTCGCACGGGACGAACCAGTACCCACGGCTCAGCATCGGGTCATTGAGGAACCACTCCCGGTACGCCTTGGACCGCTCATCGAGCCGGATACTGGCCTCGACATCAGCGGAGGGAGCCTCTTGGTGGGCGGCGAGGATGGCGTCGGTGTCCCGGATGAGCGGGACGGCGAGGAGGTCCAGCACGGCGCCGAGTGCGTGCTCCCATCCGGCAGCGTAGTCGTCCTCGGCGTTGTTCGGCGCACCGTGTTCGCCACTCAGCGCCTCGATGTCGGCGCGCAGGTTGCCGGTCACGAGGCTGCGTCCGGGGTCAGCTCGTCGAGCATCGCGAGGGTGTCGAGCAGTGTTCCGCCATCAGGCGGGAGCAGTAGCGGGCCAACCTTCCTCGACTTCACGTAGACCTGCACCGCCCATCCCGAGCCGCCGAAGATGAGGCGAACGAGACGCAGGTGCATGTTCGGGTCGGCCAGCGCGGTACGGATCTGCGCGAGGGGCTTGTCGCTGTCGGTCGGGGTACTCATGACTCTCCTTCGGTAGCAGCGTGTCGTGCGAGTACGGCGAGGATGGCGCGTGCGCCGCGGGTGGTGGTCATGAGGCCGCCGCCTGTCCGGGTCGCCACTTCCATGTGTCGAGTCGGGCAACGTCACCACGGCGCTCGAGCTTGAACGGACCGGTGACGCCTTGACGGTTCTTCGCGACGAGGACTTGCAGCGTGGACGGGTCTTCCTCCTCGTCGACATGCAGCAGGAGGATCACGTCCGCGTCCTGCTCGAGCGACCCGGACTCACGCAGGTCGGACATCGTCGGCTTCTTGTCTCCGCGACCCTCGACCTGCCGGTTCAGTTGCGACAGGGCGATGATCGGCACATTCAGGTCCTTCGCGAGCAACTTCAGCGCGCGCGACCATTCGGCGACCTGCTCGTGACGTGGTCGGCGGTCGCCACGCGACGAACTCAGGAGCTGCATGTAGTCCAGGACGATGCCGGACAGGTGACCACGCCGGGCCAGGGTGCGAGCGTGGGATCGGATGTCCACGGTTCGCACACCGCCACGGTCGTCGATCGCGAGCTTCATGGCACCGAGCGCGGCGCGCGCCTTGGCGATGTGCTGCCAGTCCATCTCGGACAGTTCGCGTCGATCCATGCGCGTCATCGGAACGTTGCCGATCTGGGCGATGACCCGGGTGTGAACCTCAACCTTCGGCATCTCGAGCGAGTGGAAGGCCACGTACCCGTGCTCCGCTAGACCGATCGCCGCCTGCAACCCGAACAGCGACTTACCGACTGCCGGGCGTGCCCCGACGATGTACAGCGCGCCCGGCTTCCACCCCTGAATCAGGAAGTTCAGGTCACCCCACGGGGTCGGCACACACGCCGGCGTGGGCTCCTCGAGAACTGCGAGCGTGTCGTCGATCTCGTCGCCGATCAGGGTCACGGTGGCGATCGCACGCGATGATGCGTCGACCTCCTGGCGGGCGATCTCGGCGATCTCCTGCGAGTCGCCGCCGTCCGTTGCGAGCTGAACGATCCTGGTGCCCGCAGCCTTGAGCCGCCGCAACGTTGCGTTCTCGCGGACCATGCGGGCGTAGATGTGCGGCGGCTGACCAACGGGTGCGTCGGCGTAGATCGAGTGCAACCAGTCGGGCGTGACGCCGGGGAGCGTGATGCGTGACAGGTGCTGTGCAACAGAGACAGGCTCGGGCGGCATGCGCTGTGAGTCCATCCACTGCATCAGGTCCCACAGGGCCTCGTGCTTCGGTTGGATGAAGTCGGCACCNTCGACGCCCTCGATGTCGCGCAGTACCTTCGGGCGGTCGAGGATGATGCCGAGGAGCGCGCGCTCCGGGTCGAGATCGGTCATCGCGGCTCACCTACGAACGGGCGGTCCCACGCGGTGCGCGACTGGGGCAGGGGCGTGACGGTGGCGTCGTCTTCCCAGCGCTCGCCGTTGAGCCAGGTCGTCGGCAGGGCGGTGAACTTCGGGTCACCACCGGCCTGTGCGGCGGCGTACCTCTTGGCGCCGAGGATCAACGTCTCGGTGTCGGTCTTTCCGAGCGCCTTGACGTAGGCAGCACGTGCGTGGCCCTTGTCGACGCGCTTCGGGTAGACGGCCCAGAACTCCTCGAACCCCGCCGGCGTAGCCGGTGCAGGAGTGTTCTTTACTCTCCTCTCCTCTCCTATCCCCTCCTGTGGAGTTTTTGGGAGAGTGTCGGAGAGTTTGGGAGAGTTTCGGTGAGTCTTGGTGTGATCGGCAGGGGTCGCGGGAGTTTCGGCGGGCATCTCGTCCTTGCATGCCGCGCACCTCGGAGTCCAGCGCGGGTCGGCCTTCTGGTGGTCGCCCAGGTGGATGATGTGCAGGAACGTCTCACCGGTGGTCAGCGTGATGCGAACGACCCGACCGGCGCCGAGCAACTCATCGAGCGCCGCATGCACGTCGATGTCGTCGGCCGGGAAGACCTGCATCTTCAGCCGCAGGACGTCGTCCTCGACGTGGCCCCTGTCGCAGACCGCGAAGTTCCACATGCCGATGAAGAGCATGCGGGCCTCGAGCGGCAGCGCGACGATCTTGCTGTCCGTCCAGAACTCGGGCTTGATGTACCTCATCCGGGCCATCAGCGGGAGCCTGGTCGGTCGTCGGTGAGCATGACGGCGAGCAGGTCCGCAAGGCACTGGCGCAGCGGCACGGGTTCTGTAGACTGGTTCACGATGCCTCGCTTGCTCGGGGTGTCGCGACGCGGTTCCGGGGCCAAATCCGGGGCCGCGTCTTTCATGCCCGATTGTACTCTCTCGGTGCTCATTCCTGCACCCCTTCCACGTATTCTTCGATGACGAGCCGCACAGTGTGCACGCCAGGTTTTCCTGTGGTTCCGCGTTCGGCCCTGTAGTCGGGTCCGACGACGTGCGCCTTGTCGTCGTCGACCCACACGCCGGCATCCGTGAGCCCGTCCAAAGCGGCCTTGACCACGGGTGACGCGTTGCCAGGGTCGGCGTTCGAGCGTGTCGGGTAGCCGATGTACGCGGTGACGTGGGCGACGTTGAACCTGGGTGTGCGGGCGTTGATCGCAGCGAACTTGGCGGCGAGACGAATCGCTTTCTTGCGCGGTGAGAACACATACCATTGGCCTCGGTCGTTGCTGGTGTGCCACCATGCGCGAGGAATGGTGATCGTCAGCTCGGAGGTCACCTCGCAGCCTCCTTCTCGATGCGTTCTGCGCGTGTGTGGAGGACGGCGGCTGTGACGGTGCGGTAGATGCGCCCGTAGCGGGTGTCGGTGGCGATGGCGTCGGCTTCTTCGTGGAGGGCTTGGGCGCGGTCGGCGGGGGTCACGCGGCACCGGCGTAGGTGAGGGTGACGGTTGCTGCCATCACGGGGTCGCCCTCGTGGATGCGGTAGGTGATGACATTCCCGGCGAGGTTGAACGCCTTCCGGGATTCGCGGAAACGCTTCACGCGGGATGCGATGGCTTCGTCCGGTGTGAGCCTGTTGGACGTGTGCGTCCACTCAGATACAACCCCGTCGCCGTCGTATGCGATCCGTTGGATGAGGACGTGTTGGGCGGTCGGCTTGCGGTCGTGGTCCCAGTCAGGATCAACGCCGCGACCCCCGACGCTGCGGCCGTCCTCGATGAGGCTCATGCGGCCACCGCCTTCACGCCGTCGCACCGTGCGCACCGTCCGTCGAAGATCCACTCGTCGCACGATGGGCAGTGGGAGATTCGGGCGTCGAGCGCGACCCGCCAGTCGGGGCGCGGTGCGTTCGGGTCGACGTGTGGCGTGTGTGCCCATTCGCGGACCATGCGGGCGACGATCAGCGGTGCTTCGGCGCGCATCTGGTTGCGGGTGGCGGCTCTCCTGGCGCGCGCGTACCGGACGATCGCGGCGTCGGTGTCGGCGCTCATTACGCGCGCCGCTTGCGTCGGTCGGCGGCTTGAGCTTCACGGCATAGGTCGCATGCCTCTTCACCGCGCACGTGGTGGGCCTGGTATCCGCCGGTCGTCCCGTGGTCGATGGGCTTGCGACGTCGGCCCTCACCCTTCTTCCCGAGCCGGCGTGCGAGGAGGTGGCGTTCGATCGGGTCGAGGCCACCCCACATGCCCCACCGTGAGATGGCTTCGCGGCGACCCTCGATGTTCATCGCAGCGTCGAGGCAGGCAAGTCGCAGGGGGCATTCCTGGCAGACGCTGCGGGCATTCGCGTAGGCGGCCTCGCGCTTGTCCTTGAACTCCGAGTGCGCGTAGTCGGTCGGGTACCACGGGTCGTCGCCGTGGGTGCGCACGTACTCGCCACACGGGGTTTCGGCGTCCAGGTCGGGTGCGTCCACGGCGAGCCTGTTCGTTTGTCGGGTGATGGTCTGGGCGCGCTGGGTCGTGGTCATGCGTCTCCTCCGGTCGGGTGGTGGTCGACGTGGCGCCCGTTGTCGTTGATGACGCACCCGTGGGTGTTGCACTCGTCGCATTCGGCGGTGGCGATGGCGCGGAGCATGGGGGCTTGGATGCGGGCCGCGGTGGCGGGGTCGTGTGCGTAGTCCTGGACGTACGTGGCGGCGCATCGGAGTGCCGCGAGGTACCCGGTGCGGTAGTCGCACCCGGCGCGGTGGATCAGACGGTGGCGCAGTTCGTCGTCCTGGGCGGTTGCACGGTCAGGGCGTATGGGTGCGTCAGGCGGCGTTGCGGCGCGGTACCCGATCGGGCCGCCGGGCATGAAGCGTCCGATGGCCGGTGCAGCGTCCGGGCCGATGCGGATCTGCGCGGCGATGGTGTCGTGCTGCTCGAGCTCGTCGAGCAGGTTCGGCTGCTGCCAGGTCTCGCTCACATCGCACCCCCGAGCCACGCCAACTCGTCCTCAGCGTCCTGCTGGTCGACGTCGCACGGGTCGGCTGTCGGGTCGGTGAGCACGTGCCGGAGGAGGGCGAGGTCGTCGGGGGTCATCAGTCGTCCTCCCATTCGCGGGACCAGCCGGGGAACAGGTCGGTGCACTCGCTGCCGACGCCCTTGATGCGTCCCTCGGGTCCGTAGTACGAGAGGCCGTCAGGGACCATGACGACGAAGAAGAACTCGTGTCGTTTGCGGCAGTGGAAGCACCACTTGATGCCCTCGGATTGGCGGTGGTGTTCTTTCATGCGGGTGCCACAGATCGCGACGTTGCCTGCGGTCTCGCACCAGTCGGCTGTCTCGTCGCTCATGCGGCCACCTGCTCCCAGATCGCGTCTTGCAGTGCGCCGCCGGGAATCCACAGGCCGAGGCGACCCTTCGCGGGGATCGGGTGGGCGAGCGGGCGCGGGTTGGCGAGGGTGAGATGGTGGTGACCCTGCTGTGCCCAGTCGGAGCAGATGGGTACCGGCGGCGTGCCCCACGGGTCGTCACACTCCGGGTTCGGGCACCGGTGTACGTCCACGAGGTCGACGACGCCGACGATGGCGCCGAGCACGCCTCGCACCCCGTCGGTCAGCGTCCGGCCCTTCGCGTCAGCGACCATCGCGGCCAGGACGTTCAGGTCGTTGTAGCCGGACACGCTGACGGCCTTCGCTGCGTGGATCGCCACGGCCCCGCGGTAGCCCCCGGCGATGTTGCGTGACCGGTTCTCGACGTCCTTGCCGCCGTGGACGATCGCCCACGCCCACGGCTGCCTCACGGTGATCGCGCGCAGGGTGCGAGGACCGTGGCATGTGCAGGCGCACCGTGCGGGCTGGTCGGTGTCGAAGTCCCACGCGTCACCCGCACACGCGGTGCACTTCCCGCCGAGGCAGTCCGGGTTCAGCCATGCCGGGCTCACAGCGCACCGTCCTCGCCCTTGCGACGAGCGTCGGCCCGATCGATCAGGTAGTCGTCGTAGGCGTCGCGGGCGTCCTGCTCGCAGGTGCACGGGTCGTTCTCGCACTCGTGGTCATCAGGGGGCTCCATGGCGTCATAGCGCGCCTGAGCGGCGTCGAATCCACGGACGCTCACAGCGCACCCCATCCGGCGATGACGGCGAGCCCGATGATGAACCAGACGACGAACGTGACCCACAGGATCACGCCGAGCGCACGGGACGACCGGAACCCCTCGGCGCGCTGCTGCGGCCACGACCGCTCGGACTCCCAGCGGCCCATCACGACACACCGTCCTTGCGGTCCTGGAGGTCGCGGACCCGGTCGAGGAACGCGAGCAGGTTGTCCCCGTAGTCGCAGTCCCCGGTGCGTTCGTTCGCCCGGAAGTCGGCGACGGTCGCGAGGATGGCCTGCGATGGGTCAGGGGCGCGGGTGAGGTCGACGGGGGCGGTCATGGGGTCACGACCGCAGGCGAGGCCTCGAGCGCGTCCATGGCCCGTGAGCACTCGGTCTTCGTGAGCGTCTTCGTGGAGTCGACGTCGCGGCCGAGGAGTTCGGTGAGCCACGCGAGCACGTGGTCGCGCTCGGTGAGCCCGGCCTCGGTGAGCATCGTCCACAGGCGCTTCGACTGCGCCTCGGTGCGGAGCGGCTCGCGCTCGGACGTGACAGGTTCGGCCACCTCAGGCATCTCCGTCACGTCGACCGCGGGCTCGTCGAACGTCGGCTCGACCGGCTCCGGCTTCGGCGCACGGCTCACCTTGCGCGGCACGGCAGGCTCACGGGATACGGTCACCGTGGCGACTTCGCCCAACTCGAGATCCTCCACCGAGTACGGGATGCCGGCGAGCGTGTCGGCGGCAACCTTGCGGGCGATCTCCCCAGCGGCCTTGCTGTAGAGCATCTCCTGCGGGTTGCTGCTGTACTTCTTGTTCGTGGTGTATCCGGCCTTCGTCGCGCGGGCCATGGTCCACTCGGAGCGCTCGACGTGGTCGGCACCCTTGCGGCGACCGCACACGACAACCTTCGCGTCCGACGTCTCCTCGGTCCAGATCTCGTGACCGTGGGACTGCGCCAGGGCGACCATGGACCGGGCGTAGAGCGCCGGGGTGCCGTGGACGACGTAGATGCTGCGGAGCGAGGCGATCGGCGAGAGGCCGAGCTCGTCGCCCATGAGGATCTTCGCCGTGGCGTTGCCCTCGGTCTCGCCCGCCGGGACGAACGTCGTGGTGACGAGCGCCCGTGCAAGCTGGTTGGCGGCCTGCGCCGCCTGCGCCCATGCGACGAGTCTGCCCCCGGTCGGGTCCTGCTGGTACTCGACGACGTCGGCGGTTGGTCGGTACTGCGCGATCTCGGTCATGCTGCGTCCTGTCCGGGCTCAGGCATCGGCTCGCCGATGAGGCCCTTGATCCATTCGGTCTTGGAGGCCACCCACGCGACGTGCGTGAAGACCTTGAATGCAGCGTCGATGTCACCCAGGGGGTAAAGCTGCGACCCATCGGCGGTGACGTGCACGACGCCGATCCGGTCGATGTGCGGCATCGGGATCTCGTCGTCGGGCGTCGGCGCGTAGAAGTCGGCGCGGGCGTAGGCGGCGGTCTGTAGCGCGGTCTCGCCGTAGACGCCGGACGAGGTCTTCCAGTCGAGGAGCCAGATCTCGCCGCCCATGCGGACGATGGCGTCGGGCTTGCCGGCGTACCAGTGGGAGCGGTTGGCGAGCGGAACCTCGGTGACGATCGGCTCGAGACCGAACGCATCGACGAACCGGGCGTAGCCCTCGACGTGGCCGACGAGGTGCTCGGGGACGTCGACCTCGGCGCCGTGGACGATCTGCTCGGCGAGGGCGTGGACGTCGGTTCCGCGCACGGCCGCTTCGTCGCGCTTGGTCCAGGGGACCTGTTTCAGTGCGGCGATGGCGGACTCGCGGCCCATGGTGCGCAGGGAATCGACGCCGTCGGCGTTGTCGACGACGTACTCGGCGACGCACTTCGCGGCCCAGTACGGGATCGCGGGCTTCGGGAGGCCCTTGCCGAGGAGCGTGGTGACGCCGGGGACAGGCTTGCCATCGAGCCAGTACTTGTGCGCCCGGTCGTTGAACTTGAGACTCACGCCGCCACCTCCCACGCTGGCCGGCGGATGACGTGCGGCCTGGGCTCGTCGTCCATGGCGAACAGCGCGGCGAGCGGTGTCGTCCTCCACGCGAGCCATGCGTCGTCGTGTGACGCGTACCAGGGCGCACCCATGAGGTCGCCCAACTCGTGCGCNCCGTCCACGCAGACGCACACGGCGAACGCTTCGTCGGCTGGTCGCAGGGTCTCGGCGCGCTCCTCTGCGCGGGCCAGGTCCATGGTGTCGAGGGCGGTCATCGCCGCACCTCGATGCGCGCTTCGAGAGCGTCGGCCTGCTTGACGAGATCGGCTGCGAACGTGTCGAGAGTGCTGCGCACCGCTGCGATCACGGCTCGGTCGCTGATCTCGTATGAGCCGATG